TCTTAAAGGTAGCGACATCATAATTGGCATCAGCATAGGCCATTCTAACCAGCAGACTATTTGCAATACTATTGAATATCACAGTAAGCATATGACCAGAAGCATGTCCTTTATAAAAATTGACAATATCCCCATCCCAATTAGTTAAATGATATATAGTATCCATGAGATAAGTTTCAATGATAGTCAAATGATGTTCCTGGTAACCTCCCTCCTTACATAATCTCAGGATGACAAAAGCAGTATAATATAGAACAACGAAGGGTATATCTATATCATAACGTGCATAATCGCCATTTATATGATGATCACTAAAGTTGAGATATCTAGCAAAACCAGTCCAATCTCTACTAGATGCATTGCAACCAGCGGCTAATTCAAATACTAAATTATTCTCTTGTATAATCTTAACCAATGGTAACAAAAACTGTCTACCTATTATAGTACAACTAACAGGAGCTGCAAAGAAACATCTATTCTTTCCTGCCTTAAATTTAGTTAGGGATACCACTTCATCTTTAAGACTTGCGTTAAAGATAGGATGTACCATTTCAGAATTACTATAACACTGTTTAATTCGACTTACCTCTTCTTGCAATTTCTCACCCATAGCGTACCGCAAGCTTCCGTCTTGATTGTCTCTTGATTCAAAGTAAGCTGACTTAACTCCTGGAAAACCAAAACCTCCGCTTGTATTCATATTGAGACCGTCAATAAAGCGAACACCATCTTGTCCGTTAATGGCTTCATGATAAGATAACTTCCTCAATGGGGTAATAACCGATTTGACATCTTGGAAGTATTGTTCAGCCACGCAAGCGACAAGATCTTCTGGAATAGTTTGGAGATCCCTACTCTTATTACTAAATGCATAAGCAGCAGCATCATACCAACCAGTAGGTTTATTCCCTTTAGAAAGATCAGGGGCACAATGGCTAGTAGGTCCAAATCTTTCAACTATATCATCAAACATTATAGTTTTACGAACCCTAGACTTATTATGAGCCAAAGGAACATTCAGACTAGTAATATAATTGAATTTATTGATATTCGGATCTGCCCAGTTCACTCTACTTTTATGATGCAATGCGACTTCGGTATATCTATCATATGAAATTGTACCAGATTTACAAGCAGTAACATAGATGAATTTCTTATTAAGATATTTGATTGCTTTATCTATATCGTCATTCACCACATCAAGAGTCATAGTTTCAATTCCAACAAGGGCAGCAACAACAATTCCAGATATAAAAACTCCGCCATTATTATTATTAACCATAAAAGAAGTACCACAGTTTCCTTGAAATCCCGGATGTTGCACACAGTAACCTCGAGAAGTACGAGAGATAGAACTATCTGTATTTGTATATCTATAAGATTCCCTGTATACCGCGGATAAATCAATATTCCTAGTATCTGAGCTTATCAAATCGCCTTTGCAATGCTGATTATAGGGGATTTTAAGGAAATACTTACTCAAATCCTTACCAGGTCTAAATTTCAGCAAATTGAAAAATACAAGATCCTTTGATGCATGAAAGAACATGCATTCACGATTAAGGATATATGTAACATACTCTTTACTAGCATCATCAGGAGAAACAGCAATCTTCCATTGTCCATCGGGTGCTTCTACATCAAATACATGCTTAACTGTAACATAAATTTGAGCTCTAATATTAAGTGCATAAACTTGAACAACATTATCAGGTGTATGAATTAATACCTTCCTAGTAGCTAATTTTATCTTTTCAGCCAGAATATCCGATTCGATCTGTCTTCCAGGATGAGTATGAGGGATGGTTGATGGAGGTGTTTTATAGACCCAAGGATTATCAGGTGGTTTAGAAGGCATTTTCTCATCAGGATCATATTCTTTACCGGCAGTCAAATACGTCTTAACCACTGTGTATTGCGCATAAGTGAGAGCTATATAATACAATAAGGCTCCAAATAGCATAATATGACTCCCATACTTACTAGCAAAACTCTGCTCAACGATTTGATTATAATTAGAAGGATAAAAGACACTTAAATAATAATTACATGGATCTTTAGTTATGCGTCTCATTGTATCATATCTATGTATGGCATCTGTAGTATAGAAATAATATAGTACCGTAACATGGAAATAAATAGTATACATATTAAGACAATTATCCCAATAATCCTCCCAAAGGCTCTTAGCAAGACGCTTAAATATGAAGGGTATGACCATAATCTGGGCTAACCGAATACGACTGAGTGCAGCTGGAACTAATGGTGGAAGGTCAGTCACACTTTTGCATATTGAGCATTCACTAAGAGGTATCTGATGTTCACACAAAGTCATATCCGGATCAGTATTAGCAAGATTCTCCTTAGCTCTAACATTATACAAATTCACAGCGTCACGAAACCAGCAATATAATTTCTCTCTTGTATCAAATTCACCTACAATTCTAGTCTGTTGACCATGAACTCCTTTACCAGAAGTAGGTATATACTTATGCACAATAAAGTCATGTACCTGCGGTTTCTGAATACCTGTCAATCTAGTATAAGCAGCAACCTTATCAGTATCAAGAGTCTCAGTAAGAGCTCCATTCAAATCTGTAATACAAAATTCAGGTTTGACCTTAAAATGTACAAGATTATCGAATCTCCTCCATACCGCCTCAGGAGTACTGACAAATTTTTGAGCATTAAAGTACATTGAGTTAGAAGTAGTCATAACAAATTTAGAAACAAAGTACGCCTTACCTTTCTCTTCTACACTGGCTTGGGGAGTACTAAATGGAGCAGTATTAATCATACCAATGAATTCAGTTAATGATTTATCGTCAGGTGCCTTATCCGGGTTACAAGCACCAAGATCATCCAAAACTGTGACAACGCAATTTCTAGTATAACCAGACCAAAAGGACTCGTTAGTGTTTCGATAATAAACATTGCCACTCTTATCGAATGGATACTTACAGATTTGGCAAAACATAGTAGCAAGTTTTCTCACTTCAGAACTCTTACCAACACCTACACCACCAAAGATTCCTATACACATAGGAACCTGGCGGTTCTTCGAATTCTCCTCCAATTGTGTCATCTTACTATTAAGTATTTTTAATCTACCTAATTCCTGCTTGACAAGCGTTAATAATTTAGTTAAAGAATTATCCACTTGCACAATATTTAATAATAATTCTCCATTATCAAGACATCTCTGCAACCTTTCAGCAAAGACTACATCATTGATTCTATCAGGAGTAGCCTCTATCAGATCACCAGTCCTTTTAGGGAACATGTCTGTAAGATAGGAGACTTCATTGAAAAATGAGGAATATTTAGTAGATACAAGATCGGTCACTCTACCAGTGCTTAGGAAGTTTGGTCCGTTAGTTATCAACATATCCATAGAATCTATTAATAGATCTACTATTGAAAACACAGATTCCTTTGCAATCTTGTTCATCATGTATTTATTCAGTTGCTCGTGTAAAGAGGAATGAATAGTGACGTTTGTTAAACTCTGAAACGGGTCAACTAAAATAATACATAAAAATTTGATAATGTTCTGCCCTAGAGGAGACGACGCTAGTATCCTCGCATTATCAATTGGTCCTGCAGCCGCGTGATACTGTGTTAATTGTTTATCATAATCAATTAGTACCGCTGCTAGCTTGTCACCCAAGCTTTCAACTAAAGAGATATCTTTCCCCGATAATACCTTATTTAGTATTTTAACAAATTTGAGCCCGGAAGCGCACATGTTAATTTTTGATGTAGTATCAAATGTAAGACATGCTAAGAGCACGTCTTCCAGATTACTTACTGCATCCTTTGGTAAGAAAGCCGCCAATTTCTTAATGGCATTATGACGGTTGGGATCGGAGCTAATAAAATTGGTTCTAGTAGATAGAACCAAGTCTGAACTCATGGTAATGTTGCCGTCAGGGCCAATTCCTTCTATGTACAAACTTTGAGCAAAGTTTACATTAGGATTGTAAAATAGTTTTCTAATTCTCCAAATTAGAGTTCTTCCTACATTACATGCTTCGTCTGCAATGTAATATAGCGATTGTTTGCTTGCATTAATGCAAGACATGAAAAAAAGAATGTTGAAGATGGTTGAGAAAAATGATTTTCTTTCATTTTGGGTTTGGATACTTGTGTTAGATACTCGGTGGTGATTTAAAGAGCATTACTTAATGTTAGATTTCGGTGAGTAAACCGAAATCAATACTCTGTCCAGATATACACTTACTTCCCCTCGTCGGGGATTAAAGATGGCGCGTAATATCATTGTCCTTAGATGAAGGACTCCAACTATCAGAAAGTCCGCAGTCCGTGCGTGATTTATGGATTTTTCGTGCACTCTTACGAAGAAGATCAGACTTTCTTGCTATGTTTTTCCTAAGCTATCCCCCGGTTTGCATCCGGGTTCTTTGATTCCTACAAGTAAATGGAATCAGGGTGTGGTGAATGGAATGTTGCGGCTATAAATATTAATCACTAGCTATAAGCTAGGTCTTATTCTCTGCATTAATAGATATAAATAAATAAATAAATAATGAATAAATAAATGTATAAATAAATAGATAAATAAATAAATATATAAATAAGGATGATGAGTCAAGTATAAATACTTAAACAAGAAGTCGCGTCTCCATAATTATTAATTGTATAGAAAACTAACCAGGGGTTAGATTTAATTCTACATAAATAATAAATATAGAAATCTATAAATATAAATTCAATAGAAGACTAACCAGGGGTTAGATTTAATTCATTAAATAAATAATTATAGACAAAAGTATTTTACGGTCATAGCGTAATCACACCAAGTAGTCGCCTACTCACTTGATCAGATGGTGTAAGGATTTTGTCTGGGTTCTTATGTTGAACCCAGTGGAGGTCCTAGCTCCATGACATCTATTAGTCGTCTACTGAACAGATCGGGGGGTGAATGGGACATTTACGGGGGGGGGGTTTGTGAGCTCATTAGAGCTCGATGGTAACATATAAGTATGCTACCGTGATGGTGTAGGGGTACATTAGTGACATGGTCACTAAACAGAGGGTGGTGGGGTTCAGAACACCACTATTGCCATTGAAAACAATGGAACGGTATAATTTTATTTGCGTATAATAAGGTTTACTAGAAAATTGATCAAAAGATCATAAACTAATAATACGCAATTACAATTATAGCATTACTGCAATAGTGGTGATAGAGAAGTCTTCT